GTGCTCAACATGTTCTAATTTGGCTGCTAATTTTTTCCACCAATTGACACTTCTCAATCCGCCATTGGTATGAATCTGTATTTTTTTAGCATATTTTTTTGAAATGTCAATGATTTCATTGACATGCATTGATGCTATAGGATCGCCATAATTGCCACACAATTGAACACCATACAGATTTGGCAACTGCAAAATAATATTTTTAAAAATATCCGGGTCTAGATCTTGTTCAATCAATCCTGGTGCAAGACCAAACCCATAATTATTTCTTGAACAAGCTGGGCACCATGCATTACATTTTGAGCTAACTTCAGCATGCACCCATTTTACAACATCTGGCTGCATGTCATGATTCAATCTTTACAACTTGATATTTTTCGTGAGCAACATGATCGCGATATCTATTGCCAGCACGATTCCATTGTTCTCCTGTGCCTTGCAATATGTCCACCACACGATCCACTGTGCCGTTGTTCCAGTCACTAATCAATCCCATGTTGTGATGTGGGTCACGCAAGAGATTTTGCAGTTTGTGATAAGCATCATCTATTGACCAAGGAACGTAAAGCCGGTTTGGATCGTTTGCAAAAGTTTCGGGGAAACTGCGATAGGCAGGATAAAGCACATTGCAGCCAAGAGTGTCAGCCTCGGAAACTGTGTTAGAGACCCAGTCTTGTAAAGCACAATTAAACAACACACGAGTATTATTAAGGTGAGCATAGTATTCATTCTTGCTGATGTTATCGTAGATTTTTAACTTGCCGGCTGCTTCCATTGCTCTGGCACGGGTCACGTATTCAGGATTGTTGCTACGCAGTGGTCCACCAGAATAGATCACAAACTCACATGGTTCGCTTGTGAGTTCGCTATACATTTCAATCAGATCCATAAAAAAGCCTGGTTGCTTTTCTTGATCAAATCTTGCTGCAAACCCCACACGTCGTGGCCGAGCACCAAATGGTCGAATATTACCTGGTCCACCAATGCGTTCTAGTACTTCCGCCTTACCGAATGCAAGACCGGAGATGTTGTAGATAGGTGCAGTCCACCCTGCAATACGCATGTGAGCAACCATTTCTTCGTTGGTAGCCAACACGCCTGTTACAAACTGATTGACCATCTTTTCGTATGTGCTCATCCAACCTGCCATGCCCCAAACATGCACAAAATCGTCCGGATCAATTGCCTGTGCCAAACAGCGTACCCATACCTGTGGACGTAATTCCGCAGGTACCTGGTTCATGATGTACGGCAGACTTTCAATACCTGGTTGGAACATGTCTTCAAAATAGATAATGTCTTCACTGGTAACTTCGCCTTGTTGCATGAGTCTCACTAAATTCATCATCTGACTCATACCAAAGTAGCTGCGTCCGTGTGCGTCTAATACTTGACCAACCACAATCTTCTGACTGTTGTCTAGTGTCAGTCCGGGCACATATACCACGTCAAGTCCTCGACGGTCAAACACACGCCGATTCCATTCTGTCAGTTGCAGTGTATAACGGGCTTCGTAACTTTCCAAGCCCATGTAGTACAATTTTCTCATGCGCGGTACCCTGCCAATCTACGTGCATCTTCCCACCACATGTTTTTGGCATTCTTGCCTTGAGTGTACTTGGTAAACTGTTGCCAAGCATAGCTCTTGAAGTTGTATAGATCCGCTTCGTTGTAGCGATATCCATAGTCCTTGCAAAACTCCTCGTATTGTTCAAGATGGTTAAAGATCTCAGTGACCTGAGGGTTAGAGCGGATTGCAATTTTTGCCATGTTATTTCCTATTAGATTTTAATTGATTGAGTAGGATAAGTGAGATTATATTGTATCACAGCGCCGTTCTCACCATCTTCGGATACGTCGATCCATACAGCACGATCTGGATATCTTGCAGCAATCTGATTATAGAGATCATCTGCAATCATTTCACAACTTTTGTAATCGAGACTCAGAGTGGCATCACGATACAGATTCTCAAGCCAACGCTTGAATTGGATGAATTCGATGTCTCTGTCATTGTGGAACACATCAATCCACACTTTGAAATGAAAGATGTGGCGATGAGGAGTAGCAAGAAACGATACATCGTATTCATCTCCGGTGGCCAATGCAGGATCTGTAGCTGCGGCTGGATATTTATGGATACCTTCTTTGCGAAACGTGGTCCAAATTTTACGATCCGCATGCTGTCGAATACGGTCGCGTGTTTCTATCAGTGATTGTTCTCTTTGATTCATAATACTTCGTCCTTGGTATATTTAGACCAGTCTGTGAAATGGTCTCGATTTTGTAATTCATGTATGCTGTGACACCAAACACCCGGGTTGGTAGCAGCAAAGTCTTTGTCGTCCAGTTTGAGTGTGGCGTTATAGCCTAATAGTTTGATATATGGTAGCTTGACGGATATCATTGGGATGAAGTTGTGGCGGTCACACAATCCGCTTTCCAGCAAGCCTTCCGCACATTGAACATCTATGTCCAATGTACATAGATAATCTTTCTTTAAGAAGGTGGTAATCATATCTTCCCACGCCCACCAGGCATCAGCATCATTAATAGCCAGGTTAGGAAAACTCTGGTTGGCACCAAAATAGATATGTTCACAGCCCTGAATGTGCGCGGCAATATCATCCGTTGTTTGCACACCTACCACAAACAATGTTTTTTTGCCCAATGCTGGTGTGTGTTCTACTTCAGTTCCGTAAAAGAATGCAGCATTTTCATGACCTTCTCGGTTCATACCTGATCCTGTTCAAGTTGTTGTAATGCTTGCAAGTTTAACTGATCTTCAGGGTCACTGTCAACCTCTACCACATCAAATAATGCATTGAATTGTGTTCTTGCATTCATGGCCTTTTTGCCTTTGAATCCGCGTGTGCCTACCACATCCATCCAGTAGTTGTTGTAGTGTTCGATGATGTCCATGCTGTCTTGTTTGGTTGGCGCAGCAAAGATAGCTTCCACAATGTCATGGAATCGAGCATGATCGCCTTTTTCGTTCCACAACATGCGTGGCCATTTGGTACCTGAATCATATTCACGATTGGCACGTTGTACCGACTCCAAGTGTGTCCACACATTGTGACCCATCAGCAATGCATATGAGAATGAATCCCACGATGTCTTGCCTTCTTTGCCAATCTTGTTTAGATCACCGGGCTTGTAAATGCAAATGTCTTTCATGGTCAACTGTTGGCTGATAGGACTCTCATCAAAGTGATTGACCAAGCCATCTGCTACCACAGCCTGTCCATACGGGCGTGTGTCTGTGCTGTACTTTTTGTCGTCAGCAATAGGGCTCATCCTGTAAGACCACTTGCTGTTGTGCGTGGTATCAATCTCGTGATACACCTGACCGTTGGCAGTGGCCAAAAACGGACTGGCACAATCAAAGCTGATGGTAAAAGCAGGATTCACATGCTTTCTCACCGCACGTTGGATCGCAGTCAGTAGCACAGCCCATTCCAATTTGCTGGTGCCTAAAAAGTGCATCCAATCATGCACACCTTCTTGCAAGAGGTTGTCATAGCGCAAAGCAACCAGACGTTTAAGCACAAGATGTACATCGCACATGTTCTGTCCGCCCATGCTCCAACCATCAAAGTGTGTGTCAGGATAGATGGCTGGATCACAAAAGTGTTTCATCTCTTCATACCAAGCATCAGCTGATGTGTGATTGTCGCCTTGCAACACATTCAAAATCTTAGTGCCACCATTGCGAACACCTTTGCGATGCCGCATGAAGTATTCGTTGTTGAACTTGGTTGCATCCACTGCTTCTTGCAGCGTGGTGATCTGGCAGGCCCGGCTGGCTTTTTTATCGTGTATGACCCAGGTTGGAATATCAAGTGTCATGCAATAATCAGAAACATTGTCTAGCCAATTGAGGATTGCCTCGCGTTTCTTTTGTGCTTTTGGGCAACCACTATTGGCCTTCCAGTCACCTTCCCACAAGCCCTTGGCTATCTGGAATCCACCTGAGTCGCCCAGCATGAACGTGCCTGGCTCACGATTGCGAACCATGTCTTCCGACCAATCCTGCTTGTTCAAGTCTAGATTAGCATGACCACCTGAATACAGGCTCCACTTGTAGGGAAACAATGCTTTTTGACTGTTGAGCCAATTCAGTTGTTCCATGTCTGGTATGCCTGTGGGCATACGTGCAGGATCCACATAAGGTCCATTCACTGGATCTCGTTGCTTGCCCACAAAGGTGGCGTAAAATCCAGATATGGCCGGCAAGAACACAGCATAGTCATTTTGCTTGGCAGTTAGATTGTCTTGAGTCATGAAACCAATTCTGTAATTATTTTTAATTTTGTTTTTGCTTGCTCAACAGCATCGAGAGCATCAGCCACAGCAGGATGCTGCTCAGCTAATTCTTTTAACTTGCGTTCTTCAGCACGCTTTTGCTTTGCCCAATCCAAGGCCTCCACAGCATCCTGTGTTAAACTCACAGTAGACTCGCCCATTTTGAGAATCTGCCATGTAACACCATCATACACTTCCATGGTCTGATTAGAGGTATTGAATCTCATATTACCAACACCTTGCGATCCGCTGTAATTGTTGATATAGTTGCTTGCGGTGTTGGTGTAAACTACTAGATATTGTCCAACACCATGCACATGATTTATCATTTTGATTGTGCTGGCAAGATGTAGTTGTAAACTGCAATGCCTGAATCCACAGTGATCTGTGCAGCACCGTCATCGCTGATACGCATGATCTTGTCTCCGGTCAAGCTCAAGATACTGTGTACCTGTGCAGCAGGCCAAGCCCATGCACGTTTGAGTGTGCCTTTTACACCGGGATGAAACACAAAGTTACCAGCATGTGTGGAGTGATCGCCAAAGAACAATTTCAAGTCGCCGTTTTCAATCTTCACAGTGAAGTTGGGTTCTTCAGCATTGGCAGTCATTTGCCACTTCAGTCTCTGGATAGCAGCATTGGTGGGTTCAAATTCCACATGCCATGTTGCACCTTTGAACTTGGCAGTTTTGAGTTTGTCATTCACAATTGTACTGGCCATAAAGCGATAGGTATTGCGGAAGTCACCAGCTTTGTTTTCAAAGTTAATGCCATCTGGTTCTCCATCTGCTCGCTTGGTAATAGTTAGTGTGGCATCTTCACGATATTCCTGCAAGTTAATTAAAGTTTTTAGTTTGCCAAGATTGGGCATGCCAAAAGTACCAATAAACTCAGCCACTGGGTTTTTAAAATCTGCTTGCACAACCACACTCAAGTCTTCAGCCAAGCCGGCCATGCTGGTAGTGGCATCTGTACCCACGACTTTGACCAAACTGATACAGCCTAGATCAAACGTGTGTTCTACTAAATCTAACAAATAATCTTTCATTACTAATCTCCTTGTATTGTGTATAGTATATAGGTTTTTTTACTAACCTGCAACTATTTTGGCCAATGACTGGCCGCCTTTTATACTGGTTAACTCGCCAGGTTTTTTCAACTCTATCCATTTGGCATCCAACATTCCGTCGTGTTCAAAGTTTATAACGTAGCCAAGATCTTGTGCTATTTTCTTTAGTTTGTTGCCAGGTGTGTAGCACATTTGATCTTTTTCAGCAAACGCCACGCAATGCCAATGGTCGCAGTTGTTGTAAGTAAACATCAACACCCCACCGGGTCGTAACAGTTGAAACAGTTCTTCAAGATAGTTTCTGATAACATGCAATGGTTTAAAATTAAAATAATTATATGCAAAAATCAAACCAAATTGATTGATAGGTAATTTTTTAAATATTGGTGTTTCTGCATAGTCGTTGATGGTGTACAAGCGAAGACGCCGCTGATATTCAGGAACATAACGTTGTTTTGTGGATTCCAACAATTCCATATTGCTGTCCACTAGATACAATGGATCTAGTGCTACCATATCATTGATATACGACTCTGTGCCAGGTCGAATAATCATGCCAGGCACACGCCAATCACCACGTTGTTTTACACGAGACTGCATTATATTTTCACTGATTTGATCAATTGGCAATTTCCGACCAAGTATCTGAGTCACTGTTTCAGCTGGCAATATATCTCTATATAATCGTTCACTTTGATCATACAACACATGATCGTGCTGTTCAATCATGTGTTGTAAAGATTCAGATACATTAGCAAACGATTGAGCAAACGATCCAATTGTTTTTTTTACAGCGTTAAAATTTTCCATCACATCATGGATGTTGGATTCTAATTGTATGTCACTGTTACTGACATAATGTGCCAGGCCTTCAAAATGTCGTATGACATCAGCAGCCTGCGGATCAACACCCATGCTGTCTATTAAGTTTTTAAATTTTACAATTTCAGTAAGGGTCATTCAAAAGAAAATAAACTAGTAAATGTGTTTTCTGTGTTGGTTGCACTGGCAAGATCCCAATTCAATACCCCCAACAAATTGTCAATTTTTTGATCTACCACAGTAGCTTCCATCTCGCCGTCGTCAAATGGCAAGTCTTTGAACCACTGCGGCAAATGCATTTCGTCTGTGGGGTATCCAATACTGGTCCATCCAAGTGCATTGCTTTTGAGTTTGCACACAATGGTTTTCATACCATCTACAATTTGCATACTGTAATTGTCTGAATTCATCCTGCGTAGATTATTCCAGTTCAATGCAGCTCGCACATGTCCAGGCATGTTGGCTTTGCCTTGTCGTTCTTCTTCTTTGCCATACTTGGTCAAGTTGTTCACACGCTTGGGCGATCCTTTCTCCCAGCCTGGCCTCTCCATAAATTCATATTTGAATTTGCGTACACGTTCAATAATTGCATCACGGTCTGCTCCTGCTAATACCTCAGTCAAGATAGTGCTGAGAAAGTCTTGAATAACCTTGGGTGTGTCTGAACGTTTAAGGTCTAGTCCAGTAGCTTTGATCTTGCCAGTTTTGCCATTGACATCCAGTCGTTTGCCTTCCAAGTCAATGATGTTCACAGCATAACGTTTCTTTGTGATAAACAATGTGCGGTCTGCCACCATTTCTCTGCCAGCCTTGATCAGGCCACCCATGTCTCTTGGGCAATGGAACGACTGTTCCATAAAGCCAGGAAAACTCTCATTCACTTGTTCAGCCACGCTGTCATACAATGCAATGGCAGTTTCTTTGCTCCACTCCAGGCGCCCTTCTGCAACTTCTTTTTCCAACACAGGCCACGCACTAAAATAACAACTGTCAGTATCACCGTATATGATTGCTTTGCCCATGTGATCGTACTCGCCGGTGATGCATTCATTGATATGTGCATCCATGTGCTTGGCAATGCTTCTACCTGTTAGCGTGGTACTTTGTCCAATACGTTTGTCAAAGAATCTGCAGTGCGGATTAAGAATAGCACCGTACAAACTGTTTAAATTGATCTTTTTGACCAACTGGCGCTTGTCCCAGAATGCAATTTCTTTAGCATCTTTTGCTTGTTTCTTCTTGGCCTGCATTTCTTGACGTTCACTGTACCAACGTTCCAGCAAGCCAGGAATGATACCTTTCTTTTCGTATGTGAGAATAGTACCATTGGCAGTGAGTATCCACGGACGATTGCTGTTGAAGATCATGTGCCAAATTTCTGCTGCGCCATGCACAGTTTCTTCGCCAGTTTCCCATTCAATAGTGATCTCAGTGCCAGGTTGTTGTTCCATCACCGCTGTGTATTCCAAGCTGGCAAACAAACCTTCCCATGCTGCTGCAAAACTGTCGCCCTTGGCCATGCGCTCTTTGATAATGCGATCAGTCATGTGTTGTTTCAGCTGACCTATCACAGTTTCTGGGCCCATATTCATTGCACGAATAGCAGTGGGGTACAAACTGTTGATGTCCACGGATGCCACCCACTTGTGTATGCCTTTTTTAGGATATGCAACATACGCACCAGCTGCTTGTGTATCTTCGTCCACTAGTCGTTGCTTACGATTGGGCACAACCATGCCTCGTTCGTGTGCTTCGTTGATGATGGCCTGTTCAGTCACTGCCACTGCACCCATTGTGGTTTGTAGCAACACAGTGTTGGCATGTGCCAGTTCGCTGGCTAGTTCTAAGAATCGCAACTTTTTATCCAGTTTGTTAACCAGCATGGTATCTTGCCGATTGTATTCAATAAACTTTTTAAAATGTTGATTGTACAGTTGATCCAGTGTACCTTCAAACTGTGTTTTACGTTCGCCCAGTTCATGTTCGCCAATGGCATCCAAGCTGTAGCTGTGTCGTTCTTCATAGGTGTACTTGCGATAAAGTTGCATATAGTCCATATGCACCCGGCCAATCAAATCATAAGTTTGATTCTCTGCGCCGTATCGTTCAAACATTCTGGGTTTGGGAAACTGTCCCCACAAACAAAACTTGCGTGTGTCGTCTTTGCTGAGGACACGAGTGCAACGATTGATGGTGTATGGTATGTCATAGCCTTCACTGTTCCAGCCAGTAAGCACGTCTGCATCTTCAATCACATCCAAGAATGTTTTGATCATGTCAGCTTCGTTATCAAACAATATGGTGTTTTCAAAATCAGCCACAAGTTCTTGTGCAGTAGCCCAACTCAATCCTGCTGGCGGTATTGCCAGTGTGATCAATTGATCCATCCAATCTAGATACACAGATATAGCCGTGATAGGATTGAAAGGATCTTCTACCGGAGAGAATCCGCGATCTTTGTCAAATGCAACTTCGATGTCAAAAAATGCTGTGTGTAGTTCAGGAGCATCTTGGTCTTTGTAATTTTCTTCAAGACATCGAAAGATTGGATTGATATCACTTTCGTAAAGATGTTTGCCCGACTGTACACGTACTTCTTTGCGGAATTCTTTGTTGTTGCGTGTGCTGAATCTGTTTACAGGTGTTCCGTATATGCTGCGGAATTTGCCCTTGGGATCGTCGTAGTAGAATATGTAATTGGCAGGATACTCTCGGTATTGCCTTTGACCATTGCGGCGTTCAACCACATGTATGCGATCGTGCTCACGATCAAATAGCGCATCAATATAACTCATTGTTCTCCGTTTATAGCCGGTGGGCTGTGATTCATGCTTGTAACGCAAGCGACTCGTGGATATATTTATCTGTTAACTTTTTCACTCAACGATTTGTCCATACTCTATTGAGAGTTGGAATTCCCGGAGGAGGATATACATATCCTAATTCGTGTGCTTTAACTATAGCTTCGTAATGGGCCAACAGATAATATTCTCCCAACTCCAATGCCCAATTCCCTAACAATTTTAAATTATGATCGCTGGCTTTTTTTAAACGATGCCAGTGTTGTTGTGTATCAAACTTTAACAATGTTTTTGCCATATCTAACATCACTGTCTCGCGTTCTATATGTGATTCAAATTGATCATAGCTGTCGTGGTCAACAAGATCATCTAATACATCAAACCCCCACGTTCGCAATTGTTTTACTGAATTTTTTGGCCCAAACAATATCCAAGGTCTTGGTAATCTTAATGCTCGTATAGTTTTTTCAGTAAACGTAATAGCATTATTGTCATCAAAATATGTTTCTACTATTATACTAAATTTAGATTGCATAATAATGTCGTCTAATTTTGCTGCCTCATCAAAATTTCTATAAGGAACAAGTGATTGGGCAATCTTGTGTTCTTCAGCAAATACAGAAGAATGATAGCGTTCAAATTGTACTTGAAATACTTGTGATGCTGTTAAATTTTTAAATTCTTCTTTAACATGATGTAAATTCATATTAAAAGAAATATAACCTTGATCAAATAAATTGCGTCGCAACAACTGATAAAACCAAGATTGCCGGATGACATCTATTCTATTTAAAAAACAATTAAATCCTTTATTTGGAACTACATTAGTTTCGTATTGCTGTTCGTGGTTGTTATAGTAAGTAGAATATATAGACGGATGTAATTGAACATGATACGGATCTACAACTTCATTATGATTTGGAAATACCGTGGTTGAAATAGTTATCCACGTTGGAATTTTGTTGTTATACAATAGATTTTCCAATTGAGGAGCATCTCCCTCCCACCATTCTATAACATAAGTTCCGATGGAGCGACGGCCATTGGTGCTGTGCTCACGAGGCTCCATATTTTTTTTAATGTCGTATTGCGTAGTATAAAACAGATCTCTAATATTGAATCCTGGATAGTAGTGCTGAACATTTAATGGAATACATTGCGGAAGCAAATACCTAGCTGCCACGTGTGCCTGGCGAAACAAATCAACATTACGTGCCAGATTGTTATAGTCCATGTCAAAGAGTCTTGCCCACAGTTTCTAAAATAGTTTCTAGCAATTCGTGATCTTGTTTGGCCTTGCCAAATTCAGCTTTGTGTGCCAATTTGATGGCCTTCTTCAACACAGCTGGTTTGATTTCCAATTCTTCTGCAATGGCCTTGATGGTGTCATTGAGGCCGCCTTGCAGTGTATCAATTTCATGCATGACTTGCATGCCTTCGTTGATGATTTGGACGAGTTTGATCTTTTGATCGCCGTTGAAAGTTTTGTCTGACATAATGTCTCCTGGTAAAATGCAAGTATAGTTGATATTGCAAACAAAGTCAATTGAAATGTGCTCACTTTGGAGAGTCACCGTAGCGAATGGCTCCTCTCCGGGCAGCAGCCGCCCCACACCTCGCAACGAATTGCGGTCCTAAGGAGTGTTCATCTAGCCAACAAACGGCGTTGGTTAGTAATTTCTATCACTCGTTCAATCAAGTGATTGCGTTGAGCAAATGCCACTTCATCCAGCATGCCATGGCGTATGTATTGACGATCAATGTAGTTTCGAATGTGTCGGATGTCATCTGCTGTGTTGGCAGTTTCCAGCATGACCTTGACTGTTTGCATAGTTTTGGCCACAGCACTTTCTTTGGTCGTTTGTTTGGCTTTTTTCTCCGGCGGCTCAGCCATCTTGTTATCTGCCCACTTACGCAGGTCGCCCACAGTCATATCAGTAGGAAACTTATTTTGTCTAAAAAACTTATGTGGGACAGTGGTACCATCTTTTAACTCCCGATCAGGGTATACATCTTTTAATAATGTTGTTTTGGGCATATTGATCATGTCGACTGCATTTTCTGCACCTGCAAAATGTGCTAGATATTTGTTGCCGTCGGTCAGTGGAACTTTGTTACGAAACAGCACATTAGTATAATATTTGTCAGCCACTCTCATGGTTTCATCTTGTAGCGCAGGATCGTTTTTATAATCCTCCCAGGTCTTGCCATACAGCTTGTCGCTGGGTTCGGCCAGTTTAACCAACCCGTTAAATGTGCTTGGCATGAATTGATATCTACCATATGCGCTGCTGCCTAGATTGTTAGCTTGTGAGTACGGATCCTTTGACCCTTTTGTTTCGGCTCGATTAGCAAATTTGTCACCAATCCATTCAATACCTTTTTTTACTGCTTTCTCAGCACCTTTTTCTAATTTTTCGGCACCTTGTACTGTTTTTGTAACAACATCCTTTGCTTTGTCCGCAGCAGCAGCAATACCAGTGATCTTAGGAGTAGGGGTGCCCACACGCTTGGGCAATACCACTGGCGGCTTTGGTTTACCAGTTGGAATAATCTCTTCGCCAGGATCCAATGAATCCGCAGCAGGTACCATTTCTGGAGATGCTTTGGCGGGTTGTGCTTTTTGCACTGGGGGTAATTTTTCAGCCATGGCAATCACTGCTGGGTCGACTGCTGTCATCCCATTTTGAGCTCGCCACCTGCCATCAGGCCCTTTGGTCAAAGGGCCTAGATCTTTATATTTGGTTTGGCTCCAGTCTGGTTGAACGACTGTTCCCGCTTGGTGCCCTGCCACTGGTGGATCATTGGGTATAGCAGATGGATGTGTTAAGTCGTATATTTTTCCACCAATATCCGGGAACACATCAAACACACTTGATCCAGTTGGTTTTGATTGAGCTGTAGAGGGCGGAGCAGCAGTTGGTACAACTGTAACTGGAGAGACTGGAGCAGCCACGGTTGGTACCGTCGGCGTTTGTATTTTTTTGGCTATCTTAGATAAACTATCACCGCGCTGCACCGGATAACTTGTGCCATCAGGCAAAATTAAAACTTGTCCAGGTTTGATAAGATTTGGATTGTTACCAATTACGTCTTGATTGTTTTGATAAATTTGGCTTACCAACTCAGGATCTACAGACTGATTTTCTTCTTCTAATGTGGGTGCTGCTGGTGCCCGTGGTGCTTTAGGTGCTGCCAATGCAGGTGACCTAGGCGACACTGGTGTTTCGCCTAGAGTAAATTTTTTTTGTGGTGCAAAGAAGTTGTCTAAGATCATTTTATTTTTCTTCTACGTAATCTTGATTGGGATCTGCAGGCCGACGGTTCTGGAACAGTCTGACTGCAATATCAGCATGTTCAACATTTGGGAATCGCGTGGGCAAGCTACGACCTTCGTGCCGTATTTCAAATCCGTTTTGTTCGTCGCCCCAGCATTCTAGTGTCTTGCCATTTTCCATGGTATAGGTTCTAACTGGTGCATTTTCTTGCATTGGCGCATGATCCCAGGGTTGTTTTGTAGCCGGCCCAGTTGGTCTTTGATTGGCCGGTGTGGTGGTGTTTTGTTGAACAGATTTGGTTATTTCGCCGTCATCAGGAAACCAACTGCCAGTTTTGTACTTGTCTCTTGCGGCTTGTACAGCCATACTAGGAATGCTTAATACCGGAACCATACCTGTGCCAGCAATCATTGCACCAGGTGTATCTCCTAAATTTGCTCTGTTTATGGTATCTTGTGCTTGTAACCCGGCACCAACAACTGGCAAGGCCTTACCAAGTGCTTTGCCGCCTAGTGCCATTGCACCAGTTTCTTCAACTTCGCCGCGTTCTATAGCATCTAGGGCTTTGTTTTTTAGTTCGTTGTTGACACGACCTTTCTTTTCCAGGTGGTCAAGATATTGTGTGAGATCTTTCTTGACCCGACTAACCATGTCCTCTTCAATCTCAGCCATGGCTTCTTCCAAGGCAGTGCCGCGTCGTTCGCCTACCATGTATCCATCCATGGGATCAGCAGGATCTGTTTTGCTGCCCAACACACGAATGTGCTTGGGTTTGAACAATGCAGGCAGTTGTGGAACTTTCTGTTGTGCAGGAGACAGGCGTCCTTCCACAGCCGCCAGACGTTCCAGTATGTGTTTTATATCATTGCTCATGCGCGATTGTCTTTCAAGAAACTCCTCAGCATCCACGCATGTTTCTGATGTGCATCAATGCGCTCTGCGATAAAATTAGCAATGCCTTGTTGATTTTCTTCAGTGGCAATGGCGAAATTTTTATTGAGTAGTTCCAACAGTTGGCCGTTGTTGGCCAACAGTTCTTCAATCATGAGTCGTGCTCGGGGTATCTTGGTTTGTCCGGCAATTATACTGAGTTCTGCAAATCGTTCAAAACTGCCTGGGCTGTAATCACCCAGGGCTCTGATGTATTCGGCTGTTTTGTCTATGCTGCCGTCGTAGACTTCTTCGTAGAGATTGCCAAAAAACTCGTGCAGTTGCGCGAAATCAGGGCCTTCAACATTCCAGTGGAATAGCTGTGCCTTGATACTGAATGCGTATTCAGTTGCCAGGAGAATTTTTAAACTGTCTGCGAGCACTTGTGGTCCTTTTGTATTCTTTTGGAGTATTCGGAGTAGGGTCCGAGTCCGTGATATATTTACCAGAAAGCATAGATCCACCTGATCTTGTTTGCATGCCCATGCCCATGCTCACTGGTGCCATACCACCGCTCACAGTGCTGCCTGCGCTTGCACCGCCACTGGCACCATCTTCCATTATGAATTCTTGTGCTCTCATGGTGTAATCACCGGTGCCCACTCACCTGTTTCCTTGTTAAAAACTTCGGCGTGGCCGGCACTGACTGCTGTGTCGCTGGGCACTTTATCTACAGGCAC